GCCGCAAGGGTGACCTGTTCAACGCCATTGACGGCCTGATCGATCAAATCCAAGTTGGTGTTGGTTGTGGTACCCCATGTTCCCGACTGTTCGCCGGTTGCAATCTTTTCAATACCGAGATTGGTGGTATATGTACTAGGCATTCTGTTTTCCTCTACGCCGCGATTTCATTCCAGTTAGGCGATTGCGCTGTATTGATATCATTATATCCTGCTGTTTGTGATGTATTCACATCAGAATAGTTTGGATTTTGTGTTGTCACGACCTCGCCCCAGACGTTCACACTGGTAACTGCAGTCGTTAGTTGTATACCGGTTACAGTAGCTACAGACTCGGCGTTGACCGTGACTGTACCAATTTGTGCATTTGCAATTATTCCAGTGATTGCAACATCTGCTTGTGCAACAACCGATACAGTGCCCTGTGTTGATGTAAGCTCTTCCCCTGTTACAGAGGCGTCTGCACTGGCTTGGGCTGTTGCTGTTCCGTCTGCTGTGGTGGCCTCTTCTCCTGTGACCGAGAAGACCGCCTCTGCGGAAACTGATGCCGTTCCTGCTGTTGCTGTTGCGGCTGTCCCTGTGAGGGCCGCATTGGCTTCTGCAACAATGGTGACAGTGCCTGAGGTGAATGCTAATTCGATACCGCCAACTGCGGCATCTGCGTCACCCTTTCCGGTGGCTGTACCAATTGATGTTGTGGCTTCTTCGCCAGTGACCGAGAAGACTGATTCGGCCGATACTGTGACGTTACCGGCCGTTGCTGTGAGTTCTTCTCCAGTGAGCTCTACTGGGTTAGGCTCGCCCCAAGGCCCACTACTCCAAGCGCCACGACCCCATCCTGTAATGTCGGTCATGGCCTACTCCTTAGGCGATACGGATGATCGCGTTGGATGCGTCTGCTGTAGGGAACTGCACCGTAAAGTCGCCTGTGGTTGCTGTCTTGTCTTCACCGAAATCTAAAACCATCACAGCTTTGTCGGACTTGTCATCGTTATAAATTAAAGCGCCACGAGCTGTTAAAGAAACATTCGAGAAGACTTCATCGGCAAAATCAACAAATGCTGTTGTTCCTGATGATGTTGGCGTGATGCTAGTTAACTCCTGTCCACCACCTGTATAGTTAGTTCCTGTGGTGGAAACTTCGTGTGTCGATGTTGGATCGGCCGCTGGATCTGCTGGAGCCGCATACGCAGTGGTTGACGCACCCAGTGTTGCTGATGACGTGAACAGTGCGATCTTGAACGCATCGCCCGTGGTTGCTGTGAAGTCATGCGTTGCTGTCATGAGCTCCACTTTGAATGATGTACAAATAGCCTGAGAGATTGCCACAGTTATAGCCTCTTAATAATTTCGGCCATATCCTCATGGCCTTGGTTCCTAAACAAATTATACAGGGTTGTGCGCTCTGATTTTTGCGCTTTGCCCATGTAGTAAACAAGGATGCCGCGAATGCTTTCCCTGAATGCTTCTGCCTGTTGGCGAATAATTGGATCTGCGTCTTTTGAGACGTACATAATTTTATCTAGAGCAAGATCTGCAATTTCTTCGGGCGAATGACCACGACCTTCTGTAGCCACCACGCTAACTGTACCTGTGCCGGTACCAACTGTTTCTGACATCATGTGACTTGTACCACTGGTTCGCTGTTTCGGTAACTGTCGCGACGATTGCGACCCTCACCAAGAATATATAATTGCTTGACTGCTTCTGAATAACGTTCTGCGTACAGATTGATTAGGTCTGATTCGCCTTTCATGAACGTGTATGCCTCAAGAAGAGTGCCGTAAAGTAAGGCTGATTCTGCGTTATCGCCATACCAGCTAGTGCCTGCATCAACGATTGATTCGGGCTGGTAATAATAGTGCAATTGCACATTATAGGCTTGATCGGGCGTTGGTCCGAGAATAAATGACGCATCGTCAAATAAACCGTAGTACAACGGCTTGCCTTCAGTACCGGTGTTGTCATACGCCTCGCGGATAAAGTTTACGTCCTTGCTCAGCAAGAACTCGTAGTCGCCATCTCCATCAATCACGGCAACCGAGAACACTGCCAAGAAATCAGAAGGCGTCGCTAAAAAGCGATTGGACGCAGTTGTTGTACCGGTCACATTTCGACGCAGGTCTGGAACTAAAACAGCGCGAGCCAAGCGCTCCTCAGTCTGCTTAACAAAACGCGGGATTTGATTGACAAAAGTTGTCTCATCGTTTTCCGTGTAGTCTTGCACTGCCTGTAGTAACTCTGAGTAATTCATTCTGAGTCCTGATATAAATTATCAAACGTTATTGAGGGGTCTGTATAACTTGAGTGCCCCTCGGCTGAGTGTGCGTACTGACTTGGTCTAAAGTCAGGAGCGCCTTCTCCAGTTCGCCATAATGCTGGACTTGTTGCCCTGACCCGGTTGTTCGGTAGCGCAACGATGTTGCCTTCCCAAGGGCCCTCTGTCAGATACATTACATGCGACTGCTTATGTTGGTCGGGCGAGTCAGCAATTTCATGGTTGGTGTAATCAACCGTAAACATGTAACGCGCCTCGTAAAACTCGTGGTTGATCTTGGCTATCCATGGGCTCGAACTAACGCGGTCCAGAATAACAACTGAATGGTCTCGCGACTCACAGTCCCATGGCTGGGCCAAATGATCTTCCATGGGCTCAGGCCACTCTTCAAGCGGAATGTCCGCTACAAGAGCTTGTATGGGCATCCTAGCCCACATTGCCCCTCCATGGACATTCGGTACGTCTTCTTCCTCAGCATCAATTTCACAGCCGGTAAAAACAACCTGAAAGCTGAGTGATCGATCTGGGATTGTATTAACAGCGAACGCTAGAGCATGGATAAATTCACCATGATAGCGCTCGTGGTTGCAAGTAAACTCCTTGCGTACCCAGCATTTGAAGCTAGGGCAATTTGATATTAGGTGCGGCATTATGCACTCCGAGTGTAGCGTCCTCCCCGTGTTGCCGCGCCTGTTCCGCGAGCAACCCCACCCGCAGATTTTGCCTTAGTTTTTTTCATTGCGCCACCCATGGCCATGCCTTTGGTAGTTTTTCCGCCTCTGGCCATGCCTTTAGATTGCTTCATCGCGCCACCGGCTTTCTTCTTCATAGCAGTAGACTTGACTCGGCCGCCTGCCGCCATCTTGCCCTTGCCGTCTGCCGCAAACTCCGGGACCATCTTGCCCGTCTTTGGATCCTTTACCATTGGCATCTTGCCGCCTGCGGCCATTGCCTTGGTCTTCTTTGTCGCTCCGCCCTTGGCGTAGCCTTTGGTCTTCTTCATAATTCACCTCAAGTGACTACTGTTACATTGCCTGATTGTATGCGGAGTGCTTCGGGCGAACCGAATGGCTCCAGTGTCGTGGCATCAAATGCTGGGTATTTGAATGTCACTGACTCGGTAAAGCGGTCGGGCCTTGCATCCATCAAGGATTGGGGATCAAAGATCCGATACCTGCCTAAAAAGTTTTGTGGATGATCTGGATCAACCACGTCACGGCCAACCTTAAGGCCGGTTTTAATTCCGTTCCTATACTCAAACACAAGATCTTTGAGCGGGTACCTGAATCCTGTCTTATCACAGAATCCGAATGCATATTTTGCTTTTGCGTACTCGCCCATCAGACGCCTCCGGCATAGAAGGTATCGTGCGGTACAAAACGAATCGAAGAGGAATCTCGGTCTTCGCCAGCCGCCAACTCAAATTGGAACTCATATTCTTGCTTTAATCCTGCTACGCGCTGTGCCACCTCTGGGCGCTTCATTGCGATATAGTAAGCCATACCAGAAACAAGCGCAGGAATAAATCGTGGGGGCACTGCGGCTGATCCTGTGATACCGCTTTCTAGTCCATCAATTCCTTTGAGTCTATAGTAGGCAAGTGTAAAGTTTGAGTCATCTGGGACTGGCCAGAGCGTGACTGTTGTTTCTGTGGCAAGCCTGCGGATGAACGCCTGTGTCGGACGACCCTGCGTGTTCTTGCTCGATTGCTGAGAATATGTCGAGACACTGATCCTCTCCACATTAGTGTCAATCTGGTTGACGCCAGAGCCAGTGCGAAGCGTCATTTCAATTACATCAATTGTATCTGACGGAAATGTATATGTTCCGGTGCCTGAGGATAGTGCAATTGTTCCGGGCTCAATTGTAAACAGATTTAATCCACGGTTCTGCCATTCGAGCGTTAGGATATTCAAACTTCTTCGGGCGGTCTTCAGGTCATAGCCTGAGCGCATCTCAAGGCCAGCTCTTTCAAACGCTTCTTCAAACAGTTCTGGTAAGTCAGGTGTTACTACAGCCATCTTAAGCCCTTGTCTTTCCTCTTAATGCGATACCATCACGCATACAGCGGCCGCCAGATTTTGCTCTGGTAACTTTTGCTTTGGGCGTGTTAGCCACAAATTGTTTGCCCTTGGCGCCTTCGCGCTTTTTCCTTTGAGCAGTAGCTTTCCGCTCTGCTTTGGTTAAGGATTCTGCTTTAGCACGAGGTAGGCAACGGTCAGGGTTATTTTTGTTTTTTGAAGTACCGCAAGGTCCGGCGATATTACCTTCGCTATCGATGCGTACCCAGTCTTCCTTTAACCACTTCTTGAGCTCACCCATTACTTACCTTTCCGCTTGCCGCCCTTAGACTTTTTCGCATAATTCGGATCCTTGCAATACTTTGATGCGGCAAGATTTGCATATGCGCTTGGGTACTTGTCAAATGTGCGCTTGGCCCAAGCAATTCCTTCAGGGCAGATTTTGTTTTTCTTTTTAACCTTGCCACCTTTCTTCATGGCGGCAACCCCGCTAGGGCCATCATCAATGTTTTTCGCGCTTCGAATAATTTCTAGGTCGCCCTTATCTGTGCCGGTTGACTGGAACCTTCCAGAAGGTGTGCATGATTTACGATTCATTCTGTTCCCCGTCAACTGCTTGCTCATGGATGCTCTAGAGATCATTCTGATTTTACCCCGAATAATGTATTCAGTGCCGCAATACCTGATGGCGTCATTGTGTTTCCGCCGCCTACTAGCTCTCCAACACCCAAGTATGCAGGGGCGTACAAAGAAGGGATTAAGGCTCCGGTAACAGGGTCCCGGCTTGGGACTGCCATAGCTTCTGCCATTGGCTCGGATGCAATAAAGCGGCCAAAGTCTCGATAGAAGTCATAAGGTGAAGTAATTGCAGGTTCGCGATAAACAAAGTTATCTTCTGGAATAAACGGCTCGCCTATCGGGAAGTTTAGTATCCGCCCGCCATATGGTCCTTCGCCGAGTACCGTTGGATAGCCTTCATCATCATCTGTGTATGAAGCTCCTCCACCCGTTCCAGAACCCGGTCCAGTGACTGGGCCTGTACCCGTGCCCTCTCCAGTGCCTTCTCCAGTGCCTGTGCCTGTGCCAACGCCTCCAGCTCCTTCACCTTCGCCGCCAGTTCCTGCTTCACCCTCGCCTGCTCCTGCGCCGCCTCCGGGGCCTGTGCCTTCACCTTCACCTTCGCCGCCTCCGGTAAAGTCGAAAATATCGTCACCGCCGTCAGGTCCGATGAGTCCACCGTCATCTCCTATCAATCCTTCGCCTGCTCCGGGAACAGGAACGATTGGGCCGCCAGTCATGCCGAACGTGCCTTCACTAAACTTAGGTCCTAATCCAAATTTTTCCTCGGAGCCTTCTTCCTCGCCTTGATCGCCTTGTAACAAATATAGGTAGCGATTAAATGCTTCTCTTAGTTGAGACTCTGGGATACCCGCCGTCCGCGCTCTAGAAATATCACCGGATGATAAGTATCCGCGCTGTGCGGCTGACTGAGCAATTGCATCTGCACTGGTCTCGGGAAGGTCGATATCAGGCATTTCTTGGCCCGCTCCTCCCGGAGGAGTCGTCACAGCCGAATCACCTTTCTGTGTTGGGAATGTGACTGTGCCTTCTGGGGTGAACGACATGCCGCCACCGCGACCACCCCCGCCTGCCGCCGCATCACCTGCCGCTTCATCTTCTGCGGCACCCTCTGCTTTGTCCGGTTCGCCGCCTGTTCCGCCAGCGGCTCTTGCCGCTTCTTTGGTCGCTTCTCCAACTACCTCGCGAATATCGCGGCCTTCACGAATAAGTTCATTTGCACGTTTTGCAATCTCCTCAACTTCTTGCTCGGTCGGCTCTCGGTCAAGATCTGTTTCGAAAGTTTCCTTCGCAATCGGCTCAACGCTTTCCTTGGTGGGCCCAAACATTTGTTGGAAATCTTCTATGCTGAACATTTGTTGGAAATCTTCTATGCTGATTCGAACAAAACGTGGTCTAGGCTGTCCGTACAAGGTGCCTTCATCAAGCAGTTCCCTCGGGTCATATGTGACATCTAGATCAGGGCCCTTAATCGTGAAGTTCCCTGTATCTGGATCATATTTTCTTTCGTATTGTGTTAGGTCGATTCTTTGGCCCGTGAATGGATCTCGCCCAGTGACTGCTCGTAAGAATCCAGCGGCTTTCGCATCAACCATGATGCGGCCATTCTCATCAATGCTTACAGACCCCGGCAAAGCATCAAGGTTAATACCTTGGCCAATTGTTGAGATGACCTCAAGAATTGTTTCTCGGTCAGTTACCTGAGCCTTTACCTCTGTTGTTTCTGGGTCAATCTCGAGTGTGCCGCCAGCCAGCGTACCAAGATCTCCGAAATCAGTAGCCTCTTCTACCTGCTGAAGTCTTGCAATCTCTGCATCGATCTCTGCCTGCTCTTCTGCTGATATCCCCTCAATAGGTGTCTCGGGCGCAGGTGACGGCTCTTCTCCTGCTTCAACGCTTAAAACGCGAGGCTTGTAATCATCACGGACAACTTTGCCTGTACCGTCTTCAACATTGCCGATTAGCTTTAGATTGTATTTTCCGAGATCATCAATGCGAACAGGAAGCGTTGTACCATCGCCTATCTGTATCTGTACGGTTTCATATTCTTCGCCAGTAACAGGATCGACCTCAACCTGAGGGTTGATTGCATCACCAAAATAATAATCTCCGATCCCGCCTTCCGTGTAACCTGCCGCGAGCTCTGCTTCTCCTGCCGCAAACTCTTCTTGTTGGATCCCTTGGGCCTCTTTCAGAAGATCATTTGTTACGTTATCAATATTGATTGTGTCATTAACAATTCCGTCAATGTATCCAGAAAGCTCCTCATCTGTCGGGTCTCTTCCTAAGATTTCGCTGTATTCATTTGTAACATCGACAGCAATCTGAGCCTTTTCTTCAGCAAGAGCCTGCGCGGCTTCTTTTGCCCTGCGCTCTTCTTCTTTTGTTGCATAGTCGGTGATTGCCTCGTCTATTGCGACCTCGACATCTTCTGGAGACGCATAATCTGCGGCACTAATCGCAGTCTCCACAATCGACGTAACATCTTCTGGAGTTGCGTAATCCGGGAGGCTGTCCAAGGCCGAGCCAATGATGTCACTTACTTCATCGCTAGTCAGCGGTTCTGGCAACCCAGCTAACTGCTCAGAAATAATACTTGTAACTTCTTCTGGCGTTAGTGTTGATAGATCAGATATTGAATCAAGAACGATCTCTGTGACATCGGTTGGTGTCAATGTTGACACATTCCCTAGCCCATCGCTTACTGCGTCGGCAATTTCTTGTGCGGTTGGACTTTCCGGGAGGTTATCTACCACCCCGTTAATAATCAAACTAATCTCGGAAGACGAAAGACCTGACCCGGCGAGTCCGTTGTTAAGGGCGTTTTCAATAATTGTCTCTACATCAGAATTTGAGCCTATCTCAACAGCACTGCCTTCTTCAGATCCCGGCCTAAATACGCTGTCAGCGACATCCTTGTAGTCAACATCTTCTCCGCCTGATGCGGCATTTGCATAAGCTAATGCGATATCGTTTTCAATTTTTGACCGCAACGCATTTTCTGCGGCGCCAATAGTGCCGCCATTGTCGAGAACGGTCTTAAGCGTATTGACCAAGTTCTGCATCTGATCTGCGGATAAGCTTGTAGATGCACGATTTCCAGTCAACTCTTCGTACATTTTTGAAACAGTTGTTTCCATGGCGCTTTGAGATAACTCGTTACGAAGCTCGCTTAAGTCCTGATCGTCATCATAAGGAGAGTCATCATCAATAGAATCATTGAATGTTCCGGGGCGGTAGTTGTCCGAGAGCGGAGCATCTGGGTCCACAACCGAGATTTCGATCTCATACATCCCGGTTTCAGGGTTCCAAGAGGATTTACCAAATGTTGCTGGATCAAGCTCTTCAGTGGTAAATCCAAGCTGTCTGCCAAACTCCATATATTGCTTGGCAGTGATTTCATCTGCGAGATAGGCAGTGTAGTATGAGCGGAGTGTCTCAATGTTTCGAGTTCCAGCGTTTGCTGAAGCCCTCGGAATAACAAAATCAACAATGTTTGATAAAACCTTTTCAGCAATATCGCCATAATCAATGCCGCTTTCTGCTGTTTCAGGCCTGTTTGTTGGGTTTGAATAAACGACCTCAATGACGTTTCCGTCAGTGTCAGTTGAGGATCCCTCTTCGGGCCCTACGCCAACTGGAACTGGATCACCATAGGTTGTAGTGACAACACCGCTTGGGCTTGTTGTGATTGTAACTGGCACAGTAAATTCTGTTGGGATACTGGATGCTGGATCACCGACATTGATCCAGCCGTTCTCTACAGCTTCGTTGTAGGCGTCATCACTAGGGTCATTGTCCTGCCCTGAGCCGCCGTAAGGTGTGTCGTCTTGGTCGTCAGTTATACCGTCATTATCGGAGTCGTAATCGTTTCCATACTCTCCGTCATTCTGCCCATCATAAGATGGGCCTGAAAATCCGGCCTCACCGGGGTCATCAAAAGTGCCATCAAAGAAATCGTCATCATCGTCATCGTCATCGCTACTGCTATCGTTATTACCACCATCATCGCCGAAGCAGTAAAGCTTGGACAGCATAGGATCTTCTTCGGGCGTGTACCAGCCACGCGCTTCGCAGAAGCGATTAGTCCGCATGATTCAAAACCTTCTTGTAATAAACTCCACCGCGCACATAATCAAGTGCTCGACAAAATCCGTCCCAGCGGTCCAAGTTTTCGCTGACAAAAGATGTTGGAGTGAACGACATCTGAACAACCTTGTAATGCTTACACCAGCGCTCCCAAGCTTTAAAAAATCTTAAAGCAACTCTGGGAGATTGATGCTCTGGTAGTACGAAAAATAATTCTTCGGATGAAACGAACTGCTTAGAGTTCCAGACAACCGGGTGCCTACTAGCAATAAAGAACCCAACAACCTCGCCATTCTTTTCATAAACCATGAAAAGCTTTCTTTTATTTTCTAGGCAAAGGTTGGCGTATCTTGTTGCGTCTTCTGGACGATATTCCGTAACGTTCGCAAACTGACTGACATCATGAAAAACCCCTGCGATATAAACACAGCGGTCAACGTCATTCGGCTCAGCTAACCGAATACCCATCAGGCTTTAGGCATTATGCTCGCAATGCCATTCGGTGCATTTGCACCTTTTATGCGTTGCATAATTGTTTCAACAGGCACGCCCGTTGCCCTAGCGGCTTGCGCCGGGGTAACTCCTGCGGCCTGCAGTTCCTTCAATGCTTTGGCATAGTTATCGCCTACGCGGTCTGCATACTTTTTGACTTGCTCATCATTCATGACGGGCCCGCCTTTCAACTCTTTCAGTGCTTTAAAGTAACGTTCCACTAATACCACCTTGGAGGATTTTCTTCTAAGTGCGCGGCGTCTTGCCAAACTTTTTCTGCGGTTACTGATTCGCCATTCTTTATACCGCTCATGTGATGAGCGTCCATGGCTTTACCGTTCCAGTCATGAGCAATTCTGTGGGGGCTCCCGTCAAGCCAGTGCTGTACTGACATGAACATCCCGCCCTCTGGGCCGATCACTCCGCCGTGCAGGTCATCGGAGTTAACTCTAATACACTTGCCATTACAGGTGTATTTACTGTTCTTGATTTCTTCGGGCATTTGGCCAAAAGTTTTCCACTTTCCCGAATGGGAGAAGGCAACCTGCCCCCCAATATAAACCTCAAAGCTGTTCACATTTGGGTGTTTATGCTCTGGGATAATAAAACTTTTCTCGAAAATAAACAGCTCAACTTGGAAAGGCGGTTGCCTAAACCAAGTTATTGCTGTCATCTCGCCGATTCTTTCAATAGCGCCAACTGCAGGAACTGAACCGATTCTGCTGTGTTGTTCACGAACCCATTTGTAAAAACGATCAAGTGCATCCATGTGGCAAGATTACCACTTTTTGCAACTCCAGTAACGGGCAGAAAACTTATCTTTTGCTGTGTCGCAATTGTGTCTGGCTCTGAAGCTTTTGCGCCGAGCCGGGTCGTCTTTTTTAATCTCCATATTGGGATCGCCAAAACGAACAAGCTTTACATCACTGCCTTTCTTGGCAAGCACTGCAAACTTTTTATTTTTACCCGGCGTGCGCTTTGGCTTATTGTAACCAGAAAACGTCTCGCCACGGTAGCTTACACGTCCCGATGGTGTCTTTTTTACGTCTTTGGTTGTTGCCATAATTTACTCGTAGAACATGTCCGCTTCAAGAAGGTTC